GGGGATGCAAATCAGAATGCGCAAGTAGGAACAACTCTGGCGTTACTCGAGCGCGGCTCGATTGTCATGTCTGCTATTCACAAACGCCTGCACTATGCGCAGGGGCTTGAGTTTAAGATGTTGGCCAAGGGCTTTGGCGAGTACATGCCAGACAGCTATCCGTATGACGTACCGGGTGGCGCGCGCTCAATCAAGAAGAAGGACTTCAACAACATGGTGGCGGTGCTACCTGTTGCGGACCCCAACATATTTAGCTCTGCCCAGCGTATTACTTTGGCGCAGACGCAGTTGCAGATGGCCCAGAGTGCGCCACAGATGCATGACATGTACGAGGCGTACTACCGCGTGTACTCTGCGCTTAATGTTCGGGATATTGAAGGCATCTTGTTACCTCAAAATGCTCAGATGCCCAAGGACCCGGCCAGTGAGAACAGTTCTGTTCTTAACAATATGCGCCTCAAAGCCTTTGCTGGCCAGCAACATGACGCCCACATTGCCAGTCACTTGATGATGGGGCTGTCTCCTATCCTGCAAGCTAACGCTATGGCGGCAACTACCTTACAAAAACACATTCTTGACCATGTGCGGATCAAGGCGGAAGAGGATGTGGAGGCGGAATTGTTCCAGAGCTATGGTACGGACCCTGATAACATCGTCTCTCCTATCCAAAAGGAAGGCATGATTGCGTTGAAGATTGCTTTGTTCATGCAAGAGGTCAGGGACATGCAAAACCAGTTGTCTGGGGAGCAGGGAGACCCGTTGATCCAGCTCAAGGAGCAGGAACTGAAACAACGCGCTGAGAATGACGAGAAGAAACTTGCGTTGGAGCAACAGAAACTAGCGATTGACCAACAAAAGGTTGCACAGAACTCTCAAGCGCAACAAAACCGTGTAAAGTCACAAGAGAATATTGCAATGCTTCGTGCCACGGTTGCTCGAGAGAGAATTGGTACGACACAAAACAATCCACCAGCTCAAGGAGGCCGAAATGCCGCTTAAAAAAGGCTCAAGTCGCAAAACAGTCAGCTCCAATATTGGAGAGATGGTCACTGCATATAAACAAAAAGGAAAGATTGGAACTAGTAAGCCAAAGAACAAAACCGCAGCGGTAAAACAAGCCGTCGCGATTGCTCTGTCTACTGCTGGTAAGTCCAACAGGCCTAGCAAGCCGAAGGAGGCCAAGAAGGGTGGTGCCTTTATGGTCGTAAAGAAGAAAGACGGCAACCGTCCGGTTGAGATATACTGAGATGTAAGCACTTGCCAACGGGTGGGGCCTTGTACCACCTGCTTTTCATGGAAATACCATGCTCGAATTTGCAGAATCCGTTGTTAAAGAATTAAGAAAGCTCCGAGAAGACTCGGAGGCTATCATTTTGAATGGCACCATTAATGATATGGAGCGTTATCGCTTCATGATGGGTCGCCTCGAAGGTTTAAAACTTGCCGAACAAGCTGTTCGTGATCTTTTGTCACGAAGGACTACCGATGATTTTTAACCAAAGAGGAGATGCTAATGGAAGTTGAAGAGAACCTGACTGCTTTAGAGCGCAAGTGGCGCGAAGAGGCAGAGACAAAAGGCCCATGCCTTGATGACGCGTATACGGACGAGGGATTTAATCCTGAGAAGCTTGAACAAGCTGTCCGAGACCGCATTCCTTCCCCCACAGGCTGGCGCATTGCCGTCTTGCCCTATCGTGGCGCGGAAAAGACCAAAGGCGGCATCGTCTTGGCCGAAGAAACCCAAAGAAAAACCCAACTTGCAACCAACTGTGGCTACGTCTTGAAGACGGGAGACCTTGCCTATGCGGATCAATCAAAGTTCCCCAATGGCCCCTGGTGCAAGGAAGGTGACTGGATTATTTTTGGTCGATACGCAGGTTCTCGTCTCCAAATTGATGGTGGAGAGATTCGAATTCTTAACGACGATGAAATCATTGGGGTAGTTAACAGCCCTGATGATATTTTGCACATGTAAGGAGCATGAATATGAATAACCAACAAGAGATTGAATTTAAATTAGGCGAGGGGGAAAGCCCTGTTGATGTGGATGTAGTAGACACCGAAGACACGGTTCAAGAACAGGAAATATCACAAACTCCACAGGTTGAGAGTGAAAAACCTGATAGTGAAATTAATCAATATAGCGAGAATGTAAAAAAGCGTATTGATAAGTTGACTGCCCGCCTACGGGAGACTCAGCGCCGGGAAGAGGCTGCAATTACCTACGCTAAAAAAGTGCAGGAAGAGTCCAGTCAGCTTCAACAGCGCATGCTTCGCACGGATGAAGAGCGATTGCATGAGGCAAAGGGACGCATAGAGACCCAAGTTGTTGCTTTAAAACAAATCATCCGTAAGGCCCGGGAAGAGGGCGACATTGACACTGAGACCGAAGCAAATCAGCGTCTGACCGACCTCATCTACGACCAGCGCCAAGTGTCTGAAGAGGATCAACGCCGCGCGGCATATGTCCAGCAACAGGCGGCGTCCCCTGTGCAACAGCCTCAGTATCAGCAACCCCAGTATCAGCAACCGGCTCCTGTGGACCCCAAGCTAGAAGACTGGATGGAGAAGAATCCATGGTATGGCCAGGATACTGTTATGACAAATACAGCCTGGGGTGTTCACAAGCAGCTTGTGATTAACGAAGGATTTGACGGATCATCAGAGGAGTATTATGATGAGCTAGACAAACGCATGAGAAACACTTTCCCAAAGAAATTTTCTCAAGCGCAAAACAACAGTACCACCAGAAACGTGCAGTCGGTGGCTCCTGCAACCCGTTCATCGGGAGTGAATAGTTCAGCACGCCGCACTGTGAGACTCTCACCGAGTCAAGTTGCGATGGCCAAAAAATTGGGCGTTCCTCTTGAGGAATACGCCAAGTACGTTAAGGAGTAAGAGATGACAGATAACCTTGTACCAACTTTAAACCGTGAATCTCGTAGCGCGACAACTCGCGACAGCGAAACACGCCGCAAGCCCTGGGCTCCTCCTTCTCGACTAGATGCTCCACCTCCTCTGGAGGGAACGAAGCACAGATGGATTCGTGCAGAAATTGGCGGTCAGGAAGATCGTACGAACGTAGCAGGCAAAATCCGCGAGGGTTATGAACTTGTTCGTGCTGATGAATATCCTGATTTCCCTGTCCCATCTGTTGAAGACGGCCGACATGCTGGTGTTATCAGTGTGGGAGGTCTTCTCTTAGCGCGCATTCCCGAAGAGAACGTGCAGGAGCGTAATGCGTATTACCACCAACGTGCGAGCGATCAAATGCAGGCGGCTGATAATGAGTTGATGAAGAGCAATGCTCATGGTTCAATGAAGATTCAACGCCCCACACGGCAATCTCGAGTCACCTTCGGCGGCCCCAAAGCTGCTGAATAATCTTTTTTAAAGGAATTATCAAATGGCAAACATCAATAAGCCCTTTGGTCTGCGTCCTCTCGGTAATCTCTCTGCTACTGGCGGTCAAAAACAGTACGGATACTTGATTAACGATAACCAGACTGGAGCAATCTTCCAAGGCGACTTGGTAACCATCGACAATGGTTATCTTGTCAAATTCAACAACACGGACCACACGGCTGCTGTTGGTGTCTTGAATGGCGTAAGCTATATCGACCCCACCACTGGTAAGCCAACGTGGAAGAACTACTATCCAGGTTCTGTCAATATCACCAGCGGTCAAATCATCGCTGACGTTATTGATGACCCTAGCCAGTTGTTCATCATCCAAAACGCAGGTACTCCTACTCAAGCAAGTATTGGCCTTAATGCTGAAATCACTGCCAGCACCACAGGTAGCACCACCACTGGTGTGTCCAATATGACCATGAGCGGCACCTTCACTGAGACCGCAGCAACTAACCTCAAGGCAGTTGGCTTGTGGAACGTACCGGGCAATGAGATGGGCCAATACGCCGTTCTCGTTGTAAAGATTAACGAGCACCTGTACGGCAGCACTGGCACGCCGGGCTTTAGTACTTAAGGAGAACATAAATGGCAATTTCCCGCGCACAACTCGTAAAGGAACTTGAGCCAGGCTTAAACGCCTTGTTCGGCCTCGAGTATAAAAACTACGAAAACCAACACACCCAAATCTATTCAATTGAATCTTCTGACCGCGCGTTTGAAGAGGAAGTGATGGAATCGGGTTTTGGTGAAGCTCCTGTGAAGACTGAAGGCTCTGGCGTCGCGTACGACCAGGCGCAAGAGGTTTACACAGCGCGGTACACCCATGAGACCATTGCTTTGGCTTTCTCCTTGACTGAAGAAGCCGTAGAGGACAACCTCTATGACCGCCTTGGCGCTCGCTATACACGTGCTTTGGCACGCTCTATGGCGCAAACCAAGCAGATCAAAGCTGCTGCCATCCTGAACGGCGCTTTCACTACCTCTATTGGTGGCGACGGTGTTGCTCTGTGTTCTACTGCTCACCCCACTTTGGGTGGTCCTAACTTGTCCAACACACTGGCAACCCCAGCGGACTTGTCTGAGACCTCCTTGGAGCAGTCGTTGATCGACATTTCTGCGTTCACTGATGAGCGTGGATTGAAGATTGCGGTGCAGGGCTTGAAGTTGATTATTCCGAAGGAATTGCAATTTACCGCAGATCGGATTTTAAAATCCACTTTGCGTACTGCAACTGCGGATAACGACATCAACGCTATTCTCAACATGGGCATGGTGCCTCAGGGCTACACTGTCAACAACTTCCTTACCGATCCAGATGCGTACTTCATCAAGACTGACGCACCTAACGGCATGAAGATGTTCACACGTGTGTCTATGAAGACTGGCTTCGAAGGCGACTTCGACACCGGCAACGTCCGTTACAAGGCACGTGAGCGTTACAGCTTCGGCTTCAGTGACCCACGCGGCATGTTCGGCTCACCTGGCGCTTAATAGGCAGGTAAATGGAAAAAGGGGCCTTGTGCCCCTTTTTCTTTTGGTGTATATTGAGCACATTCCGGGCTTTCCGGTGTATCTGACAGTCCCGGCTGACGACATGCAGACAGATACGCCTAACTTGCATGTAAGGAAACAATCATGGCATTAACCACATTCTCCGGCCCAGTCTCTTCTCTCAATGGTTTTATCGGTGGCACCGCGACTTCTCCCATTGCAGTAACAACTGCGGACAACATTTCTGAGTTTTACGCTACGACTTCTGCCACTACTGGTGACACGCGTCTAAGCTACAACAAGCTGACCTTTACCTCTACGGGTTCAGGCGAAACCCTGCGTGCTTTTTCTGTTGTAACGGGCACTGCTGCTGCAACAGGTGGCACAATCAACGGCGCTCACATTTCTTTAAGTGTTGACGGCGCATCAGCCACTATTTCTGGTGCAGCTAATGCTATTCGTGCTACCTTGGGCGGTTCTGATGCCACTCCCGGTGGTACTTTGTCTGTTATTCAACTGGACACCGCCTATACAGTTAACGCTACTTTGCCCGCAAATGCTTCATTCATTCGCGTGTCTGACAGTGGCACAAACACAGGTGAGATTCCTTTGTTGATGAACATTGAAACAGCCCCTGCCGCTACGATTGCGCCCACTGCAAGCAGCGTAACTACTGTGTCTAAAGCAATCAAAGTCATGGTTGGCGGCACTGTGTATTACGTCCCTGCTTACGCTTCGTTTGCATAATGCAGATCACCAAGGAATTCTTGGAGACTGAGATTCGTGAACTTGAGACTGAAGCGCAAAAGGCTCAGACCTTTTTGACTCAGGCTCAAGCCACGATTCAAGCGTACAAGATGCTCATAAACAGGCTAGAAGCCCCAGAACCGGAGCAAGAAAATGGCGACTAATGTAAAACAAGCGCATATAAACGCCAGTGGTTTTCTGGTGATGGGCCGCAACCGTATCAGGGGCCTCTCCTTCGTTGGCACTACCAACGCGGCGGGTGAGCTGGCGATGTTTGATACTACGGTGGCCCCTGTGACCGCAGGCGTGACGTATGGCCGCAGTGGGAACACCGTAACAGTCAGTAAAACAGGCCATGGCTTAGTAACTGGTGACGTTGTAGGAATCCATTTTTCGGATAACTTAGGCGCATCTGCAACAGACGGCAACTATTCCATAACCCGAATAGATGCCAACTCCTTTTCGCTGACGGACATTAACTCAGGGACCATCACTGGCACCCCAGCAGCTGCCTATGTCAGCGGAAACAACCGTTGGTTGTTGACCTATGAAGTATCTGCCACGGACATTTTCAATAATGCCCCTGACGTTCCTGATCAAGGTGTTTTAGCGGTCAACGCTATCTATGCTTACATGATCAACCTGTCCGCAGTGAACATTTACTATGGCTAAGAAGACCCCATCCCTTTCGGTTGGTCGTGGCGAGAAATTGCCCACCTCCAAAGGGGCGGGTTTGACTGCCAAAGGCCGTGCTAAATACAACGCGGCAACAGGAAGTAATTTGAAAGCCCCCCAGCCCAAAGGCGGCGCGCGCAAGAAGTCTTTTTGCGCTCGAATGTCTGGCATGCCGGGGCCAATGAAAGATGAAAAGGGCAAGCCTACCCGTAAGGCGGCTGCTTTAGCAAGATGGAAATGCTAATGGACATCAACTTAATTTGGTCAACTGTTTTGTCCGTTGCATTGGGTGGATTGTGGTTTTTCATTCGTGAAAAATTTGACGAGCTCAAGCGGATAGACATTTTGTTAAACAAAACACGCGAGGAGATTGCCCGTGATTACGCAACTAA